TTGGCCTTCTTTTTAGCACGCTTTTTCTTTCGCTTGCGTTTAGCTGACTTGGATGACTTCTCATCGAGCACAGCTTCAAGTTCTTCTTGAACTAATTCGTCAATTTCGCCATATAAATCATTCATTTTCATAAAATCCTGCTATTTTTAAAGCTTTCTCCAATAAATAGATCGGAATTTCAGTATTGTCAATCTCTTTTATATCTTCTATGGTAGCCCAATAAAACTTATCATGCTCTATTTGTTTTGTTTTTGGGTTTGGTTTGTCAACATTCACATTGCCAGACCATTTTTGAGTTAAAAAATAATATTTTTCTGGCTTTGGTTGACCTAAGTATACCAAATCTGATGTGTTACACAGTAAATTTGCCTCTTCATCTAGTTCTCTTACGGCTCCTGCTTCGATTGACCGGTCACTATCATCAATATGTCCACCAGGAAGAGTCCATTGTCCTGCTCTACTGTCTATTTCTGATCGTCTTAAGATAAGAAAACGCTGTTTTTTATCTAAACAGACCACAATACCGGCAATATTGAGTTCGCCTTCAATCAAAAATTCTCGCCATGGTTTAATTAACGGCATGCCCTTGGTTTATCTCCAATGTTATCACACAAGGTTTTAAGGGCCAATTTAATATCTAAATTTTGGATAGGAGCAACCCAAATCATATTTTCTTGCACTGCGCCTCTTTGTATATCAACACCCCATAAAATGCCTATCATCTCTCCTTCGGCACTATAGATTAGCGAGCCGCTGCAGCCAAACCACCCATATGTATTTAATAGCATTTGCACGCCGGCATGCGGGTCGGTTTCATAGCCCGCAACATATCCACGAAAAGTCATAAGATTGTGCCATGATGGATAGCCTGAATAGGTTATTTGAGTTCCAACTTCTGAAATTGTTTCTGCTGGATTCCACTTATTCCCTTTTGAGTGCTCAAATTTAGTAGGGAGGTATAAAATAGCTATATCATGCAAAGGGTCTGCATATATTAGGACAGCCACTCTGTTTTCGTGCATTGAGCGAACCATATAAGGCGTCCCAAGTGTGCCATCAGTAACATGTTGTGCCGTTAGAACCAATTGAANATCCTTGTATCGAACTAAACCTCCAGAGCCGTGCCCGTCACCAGAAAGTATTTTAACAGATGCCTTTCTTGCTTTTTCTTCGACAGATGTCATAGAAGAGCTAACTTCAATTGGTTCTGTCTTATAATTTTGTGTTTTAGTGGTTGTTGCGCCCATTAAGAAAAAAGAAGCAACAGCAGCAAATAATAATCTCATTTTAAGATCCTCCGCTTTTAAATAGTGGCCGGTTAGTCGTCATGGGGTTCTGGTACCAAAAAAATAGTTGACAAAAGCAAACAATTTAATATAGATAATGGCACCAGATCATATTTTGATAATAATAAGGCATAAACGATTATACCTATATTGATGCCGATTGCGGCAACACATATATTAGTCCAAATTGATTTTATCTTTTTCATCTGATGGTCTTGATAACACCTCTAAGGTGTTTGGGGCTTGGCGACTTATTTGTTGTGCCTCAAAAGTATATACCTCAATTGTAGGAAACATCTCTATCTGATCAATCTTCTTTTGCCCCACTACGATCCCATAGTTGTAGTAAGCTTCTCCGGAGAAATTGTATTTTTTTATTTTAACAAGCGAGCCAGGCTCGATATCCCACACTATTGACTTCGCAAGATCATATTTTGAATCCAAGACTCNGCCTCCTCAGCAGTGTTAAATAGTGGGGAGAGACCTTTTATGAAGCGGCTAGTCCCAGATTGCACCGCGGCCCATTGCCATTTCCAGTTTGTTTCAGAATAAAACACAAGCGCGGTGGCCACGCCCTTTTTTGATTTAATTCCAGCGCGCGCAGCCAGGGCCCCCAAAACGCGATTTTTTTCTTTAGATTTTTTTTCTTCGGCTTCGTCAAAAACCTCAGAGTTTCGTTGTTGAGGCAAGTCGGAGCGAATCAGTGTAAATTGTTGCTTCCGCAAACTTTCGGTAAAATTTTTTTTCACTTCTTGTTCAAAATATTGATTGCAATCGTCCTCAGTGGCTTCAAAATCAGTAATAGGAGCCTTTGCTCTTTTACCGTTTTTAAATACCTTATATACATTCCAGTTATACTTCATATGTCTCTCCAGTTATCGAATGTAGCTCATAGGTTCCAATTGCTATATAAAACCGCAAGCCTTCTTCTTCTAATAGTGTGTTAGCGGGATTGGATGAATAATGTTCTTTAACAACATTGTTGATCCACTTTACTTCCCAAACAAAAATATCGTCTTCTACCATATCAATATGACGATTTCGTTTTGTTAGGATGCCTATGTGGCCACCAACATTGTCTACTATTATATCACCTATGTTTAGTATAACATGTTTTGCTTTGTTTTGCAATTCTTTAAATGCGCTCATATATTAATTATTTTTATAAAGTCGCAACAAGCCCTCATGGATCATATTAATAAGACCTTCTTCAGTATAAAGTTGTATCCGGCCAGCAGAACTAAGCAAACTTGACCCGGACCATAAAATTTCCCACGCATTTATGTTCGGATAATTGTCTTTGTTCGATGGTGGGTCTTCAAACAAGCTAACGCAGCGAACAAGAACACCAGATTCTTTAGTATGCAAATCAACGACAATGTCTCCCGTCTCAAGGGAAACAACGGCAATATACGAGCCCACATGTGTACATAGTGGGATTAGTTTTTATATTGCCTTAAACCATTTTCTTTCGCTATTAATGCAATTCTTGATAATATCGTTAAAAGCTTTGTCATCAAAAGAAACATCACATTGTTTATGTGGGGGAGATATAAATGTATCAAGACCTCGATCGAGCTTAGTCGCATCTATCTCAAATGATTTAGGATCTTTTCGTTCGATAAAGACACTACCATTGTTGTTTGCATTGGCATGCACAACAAGGCCTCCAGCGCCGGCAAGTACGAAAGATATCAATGCAAATTTCATCATATTTTCCTTTATATGCACATAAATAGTATTACTATTTTGTATTGACACTTAACTTCCTATTACCACATATTGGCCACGATTTTCGCGCACAAGCCAAATGTCTTTTTTGATTTTTGGAAAGCGCACAAGCATCATATTAGTTTGTTTATCAATAGATAAGACATAACCTAACGAGCGGTCATCACGAAACGAATCTTTGATCCAGCAGCCAATTTTGGCAATATCGTGTAAAACAGAAGAAGTAAACATTACACTTTAATACGATCAATAATGTACGGGTGATGGAAAGAAAGATCTTTGTACAATTTTTTGATAATCTTTTTCGACACCTCGGCCATTTCTTTTTGAGTAGCCTTGTCGCCCATGACGGATTGCACCTCATCTTTAACTGCCTTTTCGACAGCTTTGCTAACAGCATCTTCCAAGTCTGCTTTCAGATGCTGCTTAATCATTCGCTCGATTTCCGACTTGTCAGTTTTTGACAATTCTTCTGCAATCATTCGTCTAAGTTCGTTACCTGTGATATCCATAATGGCGTTCCTTACTCGTAAATAGTCCTACTAGCACGATTGGGCCCCCTTTGCTCTCAAACTTTTTTCGTATATGCTAGTTGTAGATGTTTGCCGGATATGTTAATTTTTGTTCCGTTATGTAGCCACAACACTCGATATAACTTGTGTGGCTTTACACCGGGCCCAATTTCAAGTACAATTCCTATTTTGTGAGCTAGCGGTGGGTTGTCAACTTCGTACCCGGTAAACATAACCAAGTCACCAACAACAAACGATCCTACTTGACTATTATAACTCATAACTCTAATATATGCAATCGTTTATTTTTAATTTTATGATATTCACTTTCATAATTTTCAACTTTTACTAAATGATCACCGTTCCACATGCCCTTGTAAAAGTTGTTATTTGGTGAACTGGTCCAATGCACTGCATATTCATTTTCTTCGTACTTTGTAACCACTATCCCAATGTATTTTTCAAAATCAAAGTCTAATATGCTATTTCTAAAGTCGGGCGCAATAGTCACCAAATCACCCACCATAAATGTGCGCCTATACACTTTGCCCATATAATAGATAGGCAAAGGCCGTAAAATTTTTACGGGCGATTTTTTGACTTGCGCTTAACTGGTATTGCAAGCATTCGATTACATTCCGGGCACCGTGACGGTAAAGTTCGAACCATGCCTGTTCCACAATGCCAACATGTATAATTGTATTTTCTCACACTAACCTCTTAAAGTATTTTATCATATTCGCCCCGACAATGCAATATGTCTGTGCATATATTTAGTCTTCCAATAGTATGCATCCATAAACGGCTTTCTGTAATGGTACCTGTCTTTATCCACCATATCTTGGCCATATTCATAGCCGGGTATTTTCCGTCTTCTGAGTCGTCATATAGCTCAAGTACAATAGCTAATCCACCGTGACATGAACATGTCACCAACATACCAACCTCCAAGTCGTGCTTGGGTGGTTTTTCGAAAAAGTCTTTCACCCGCTCCCAGTATCCCACTTAATATATATGTTCTAAAATCTGAAAATTTTTAGGCGTATCGAAAACGGGCTAAGCTGCCGCTCAGGGGCTCGCACAGATTGCCGAGACATACATTCGGGGTAGGGGGGTAGGGGGGTACCCCTAGCACATAGTTGACAGCATTTTGACAAAGCGTCAAAAGATTGTCAGCATTAAATGTCAATCATTTGTCAGTATTACATGCACTCTTATAATACCCATAGCTTAATACAAGTATCTGTCCGTATACCATCAGGATAACAGGCGTCCAACCTACCATACCAACAGTTTTATCTATTATTTTATGTGTTCTCGGACATTTTTCCTTGAGTCTGCGGCTTAAATGTGACAGTCTTTGTCGCATAATCCTCTCCCTATAAGGCAAACATAAACTAAGTTGCTGATATTGTTAGCCTTTTATTTAATGTATTCTCGCGACAATGCGACAATATGTATCAGCATATG